CAGCGCTTCCCACTTTTCATTGATGCCGTCGAGCACACTGTCGATAATCGCGCTGCCCATGGCTTTGAATTTCTCCGGCAGCGCGGCAATATCGCTGATGATTTCCGTCCATTTCTGGCTAATGGTCTGCCTGACAATAGCCCATGCTGCCGACACGCCATTACTGACAGCCTCCCACAGCGCCCTGAATTTCGGCCCCAGCGTCTCCCAGTTCTGCCAGATGTAAATCGCCCCCATGGCAATCAGGCTGACCGCCGCCAGAATCGGGTTCGCCATCATCAGGCGGCCCAGCCACACCATACTTTTACCGGCACCGCTAATCGCACTGCCAATCAGGCCGAATGCGCCGCCGCCTTTGATGCCGAGAATGGAAAACTGCAGGCGCATCAGCGCCAGCGGGCCGAGCAACGCGGCCACTGCCAGCATGACGGTCCCCAGCACCACAGCAAGCGCGGCGAATGCCGCCCCCACTTTCAGCAGGCCACCCGCCAGTCGCGGGTTTTCTTCCACCCAGCGCCGGAACGTGCCGGTGACTTCTTTCACCGTGTTCATGATGGACAGCAGCGGCTCGCGCAGCGTTTCGCCCAGGCTGCTGAAGGCGTTCTGCGCGCCCGTTTTGACCAGCAACCACTGCGCGGACAGAGAATCCTTGTTGATATCGGACTCTTTCTGCATGGAGCCGTTGGCGTCACCGCCAGCCGTGAGCCTGAGCTGGCGCTGCAGCTCCGGCAGGTTGTTGGCCAGCTTCGCCGCATCATCGCCAAACTCCTTGCCAAAAAGCATGGTCATGGCAGACAGGCGCTTGTCCTGCGGCAGGCGGTTGACCTTCTCCAGCACGCGCTGGATGGTGCCGATGGCGTCCGTGGTCATCTGCTTTTCAATCTCTGCCGGATTGAGTTTCAGCAGGTCCATGCCTGCAAAGAAGCGCTTGCTCTGCATGGTGGCGATTGACAGCTCGCGCACCATGGCGTTCGACGCGCTGGCGGCAATTTCTGGTGCAGCACCTAATGACAGGAACGTGGAGCCGAGCGCGGCGGCCTTGCGATAATCCAGACGGTCCGCCACGCCACCCATGCGCTGCAGCACGTCGATAATGTCTGCGCCCTTTGACATGGCGTTATCGTCCAGGTAGTTCAGCGCATCGCCCAGCTGTTCAATATTGCGGGTCGGCACTTTATACAGACTGGCGATTTTTCCCAGCCCTTCGGACAGCTCATCGGCAGGCAGTTCAAAGGCCGTGGACGCTTTGGCCGCCGTGCTGGCGAAGGCCAGCAGGTCGCGCTTCTGGTCCGCCCAGGAGTCATTCGGGTTCGCCACGTTCATGCGCGCCCCGCCTTCAACCAACGCGGCATAATCCACCGCGCCGTTTTCCATCGGCAGCTTTTCACTGGCGGCTTTGATGGCGTCCTGCATTTCGTAGAACCGGGCGGTGCGGTTGCCGTTATCATCGCGCAGACCATTGACCTGCTTTGCCACGCCCTTCATGGCGTCTTCCATGCTGGCGTAGCTTTTCACCGCCGCCATCACCGGCGCGCCCATTCCGACACCTGCCGCCGTGGTGGTTGCTCCGGCTCCGGCGATACGGTCACGGACCTCCAGGCTACGGGAATAGGTGGCGCGGACGGCGTGCATTCTCCGCTGCTGTTCACCAACCCGTTTCAGCCTCGTTTCCTGCTCAGAAAGCTGTTTGTTGTACCGCATGGTTTCGCGAGTGATACGGGCAGTGGCACCGGCTCCGTCATTGGCTGAAATACCAGCGCGGTATAGTTCAGCGCGGACAAGCGCCGTTTGTTGTTGCAGCTTTTTCTGACGTTCTTCAAGTCGCTGTGTAGCGAGTTGCTGCCTCCCCAGCGCAACTATTTGCCGCTGTGATGGCGGCCCCATCGCACCCAGCTCATTACTCAGTAAGCTTGCACGCTGGCGGGCATAGTTCAGACGATCGCCTAATTTCTGATTTTCCGCCTGGAGCTTTCGAAAGCTCTCCAGACTGCCCGCCTGGGTATCTAACTCTTTAAGGCGTGCACGGCTTTGCTGGACGGCAGTTGCCAGCTCCTTCGAGCTGGCCTGCGCGGATCGGAATGGGCGGGTGAGCTTATCAACCGCATTCAGAATCACCTGCAGGCGCAGGTTGTTGTCACTCATCGCTGGCCCCGCTTCGCAGAATGGCTTTGTGTCGCCACTCCAGCACGTCCGTTAACGGCATAACGTCAGTGACGGACGGCGACCAGTGAAAGATGGTGGCAATGTCTGCCACCAGGTCATCAACCGTCAGGCTGTCGGCAAACCGGCAAGCACCGACTTCTTCAATAAAAAAGTCACCACCTCGACCGACAGCGCGGTGAGGTCGGCGGGGTCCAGCTCCGCCATTTCCTGCGCGGTCAGGGTGGGCGTGGAAATACGCGGAATAACGGTCATCATCGCGCCCACATCCATATCCATGATGGCCTGCAGGCGGGTGCCACGCAGCGCGCCGGACTGCGGTTTACGCAGAATGATTTCCGTGATTTCGGTTTTACCGCGCATAATCGGGGTATCCAGCTGCACGGCCTTTTCAGTCGGTTTATCGCTCATGTTCGTGTCCTGTTAATGGGTACTGGCGCGACGGTCCGCGCCGTTAAGGTTAATCAGAGGCCAAGGGCGTTACGGTGCGCTTCCATCAGGTCCACGCCGTCCACGATTTCAATCATGTTGACCAGATCGACCTCGTAGAGCACGTCGCCGTTAATGGTCAGCTTCGCGTAGCTGTTGGTGCTGGTCACTTTGGTGGTGCTGCTCTCACCGGTTTTCCACTCGCCGGAATCCAGCTCTTTGTGACGCCCGCGCACAACCAGCTCGACCGCCTGCACTTCGCCGGTGTCGTCACGCTGGATGGAGCCGGTAAAGCGCAGCTGGATGGCGTCCACTGTCGCTTTTCCCATCTGCTTAAACAGCAGCAGCTCGGTTCCCCCGATGGAGAATTCCGTATCAATAGCGCCGTCATCCAGCCCCATATCCACGTCTACCGCGCCCGGCATCCCGCCGCCGCGATACTTCTCGAACTTGCGGGTGAATTTTGGCAGGGTCAGTGACTCAACAATCCCCTGCCAGTTGTTCCCGTCGTTGAACAGGTTCAGGTGTTTTAACTTGCGTGGTAAAGCCATGGTGTCCCCTTACGCACTGACCTGGCTGGAGAAGTCCAGCAGGTATTGATCGGTGATGCGCTGGCGCAGCATCAGGTTTTCCAGCGGCGGCACTGGGGTGTAGTCGTAGTCGATGGTGAGCTTCCCGGCTTTCAGGGAGTCCTTATCGTTCACCGCCTCATCCAGCCAGCAGTCCGCCCCGATGATGTAGCCCTGCGTTTTCAGGCTGCGCAGTTTGGCGCGAATGCCTTCAATAATGTCGCGGGCCAGTGACGGGTTCAGGACGCCGTCCACCGCCCACATATGCGCCTCGGCAATGGTGTCCGCCAGCACCTGCGCCGTGCGGGTGTAGTTCTCAAAGGCAAACAGCGGATCGTCACTGAGGCAGCGGGAACCCCAGAAGCGGAAGCCGTCTTTGCGGATAAGCGTGGTGACGTCGTTCTGGTTAAGCAGCCCTGCATCGGTTGCCGGGTCCTGCAAATCCCAGAACACATCAGCGGACAGCCCGGTGACGCCGTTCACGCCGACGTTGGAGAGCGTTTTGTGCCAGCCTGTCTGCTCGTCAATTTTGGCACGCAGGCCGAGCGCGCGGGCGGAGGCGTACGCCGTCGCATCGGCATTCAGTACGGTGTCAAAGTTGATGAAGTCAGGCCAGATCAGCATCCCCTCGCGCTGGCTGAAATTAGCGCGGTAGGCAATGGCGTCTTCCACCGTTTTGCAGCCGTAGGCTGAGAGGTAAGCAAACCCGCGCAGACTTTGCGCCACGCTCAGCAGTTCAGTTGCAACGGCCTGCGTATCGTGCCCCGGCACACCGAGAATGCGCGGTTTAACGCCGAGCTGGGACTGCGCCGACAGCAGCGCTTTCATGCCCGTTTTTTTCCCGTCTGCGGTCACGCCGCCGATAATGTTGGAGGTAGTTTCCGCTTCGGTTTCGCCCTGCGCCACGCGCACTACGACGGTGACGGGTTTGGCCTGGTCGGCAATCGCATCCAGCGAGCGAGCCAGCGTGCCGGACTCGCCCGCTTTACCACTGGCAGTCAGGACATCGGTCAGCAGAACAGGTTTATTGAGAGGGAACATTGCCGCATCGGCATCATCGCCGGTGCAGACCATGCCCACGATAGCAGTGCTGATCGTGGTAATGGGTCGGGTGCCTTCGTTGATTTCGACAACGCGCACCCCGTGGTGGTAATCCTGAGCCATAGAGCAATTACTCCAGATTTAAGTTGAAGTAATATGCTGCATGTTGGAATTTGAGTGTGCATTTGGTATGTATTGTTTCATCTCTTACACAATGTCCGTAAGGCAAGACACCAAAAATGAAAGCTGAAGAAAATGTTGTCGATGAATGGATGAAGCAATCTGTACGAAAAGAGATCTGTTACCGCATTGGTGTGTGGTGTTCAATCACAATAATCGTCTTGTATATCAGTTCTCTCGCGCCTTCTTTTGCACTCGAGGAGTATGTCGTACCCTTTGTAAAAAAATTATATGACCAGTTAAATTTCATTTGGGCATTTCTTTACTTCTTGATACTGATTTCATTTTTCTTCAAAGATATGGCATATATAAAAAAGGAAAAATGGGGTAATAAAAGCAACCGACATATAGTCGGGATGCTATTAAAGAAAATCACCAGTGAGATTCTCTTATGGTCGGCAGGGATTTCAATATCCTTAGTAACCATCATAGTGTTATGCTTCCCAGTTATTTTGTTCACTCATGACAATTCTGATTTTTCTACTTTTTTATTAAGCGCATTCATAATTCTATTTACATTATTCTTCACAGCAATAATTCTCTCTTTATATTATCACCTCAGAATTGACCGCCCTACTATATCCCGCCTGACGAATTCATATATTTTAACCAAAGCAATCTACTGCCTCTTATTATTAGGCTGTGTCGTACTGTACATATGGATTGATGCGAGATAATGTAATTTTATTTATAACTTAGATTTTAATTTCCCCCCAGACATCTGAGGGGAAAGTGTTCAAATCGGTTTTTCTGGCCAAACAATTTCTGGGTACTGTAAAATATCTACTCGGGTCAGCAGCACCCGATATTTCCGCCACGCATCATAGCGGCTTTTTTCTTCTTCAGTTGCCATGCCAAGATCTACGGCATCCTGTAGCGGACTAATACTTTCACCGGCAGCCTGAATCAGTGCGGATTTTTGCAGATCTGCCGTTTTGATAGCATCCGCTTTTCTCGCATCTTCATCTGTCACCCATTTTTCACCATCCCATCTGTCATATGGGGTTTCGGGTGCCTGCGTTGTGGTTCCCTCTGGATAATCTCCGGGCGACGTAACATTCACCGGATCACCGGTTCCTGTGCTCCAAACCGTTTTACCGCGGTAATCGGATAAATATTCCCAGCTATCGCCCATGGGTGACCTGCACACAGCAAATCCCTTTCGGGCTTTCAGTGGCTCATCGGTGCAGGCATTTGCGGGCAAACCCACGCCAACAGGAAGATACTCAGACGTTGCAGATAAATACTCTCTGGTTTCACCGTCATAGTTATAAACCGTCATTTCGCCTGCGACGATGGCGATGCCATACTCCAGTACCGCTGCCTGCATTATGCTGCCCTCACAATATGATTGAATGCGATGTTACGCGGACGGGTTTCGGTTGCCGTTCGCACGGCCCGCGAGACATCAAAATCAAAGTTAGCCGCGCCATAGCCGCCATTCGTGGAGGGTGTCAGGCCCGTTGATAAAATGGACTCCACGATGGTGAACGGGCCGGAGTAAGTGACATCCCTGAGCATCTGCAGGCGGCCAATCGTTCCTTTGATGTTCTGAATGGCGTCAGTCTGGGAAGACAGCAGGCTACGCCCTGAATCTACTCCACGCCCGTCATCCAGCCCCCGGATAAATTCGCCACGCAAATCTGGTAACTTCAGACCAGGGTATGCCTTTGCCAGCTCAGGATATTGCGAGGCGGTAAAAGCCGCTCCATTACATTTCAGCCATCCTTCCGGCGCGTTCGCCAGAGGCCATGGTACCGGAACGCCTACAGGCAACGCTGAACCGGTCCCCAACCGGAGGTTATTTAAAAATACCGCCACATCGGCAATATCAGCGCCGTTTTTGCTGATATCCATTTTTCCCGCCAGTGCGCTGGTCATGGTAGTGGCAAAGTTCGGATCATTCCCCAGCGCGGCCGCCAGTTCGTTCAGCGTATCCAGCGCCGCCGGTGATGAACCCACTAGTGCCGCCAGCGCTGACTTCACAAAAGCCGTCGTGGCAATCTGGGTGTTGTTGGCGGTCTGTGCTGCAGTGGGAGCCGTCGGCGCTCCGGTCAGTCCCGGACTTGCCAGCGGCGCTTTGAGTGCCAGCGCGTTATTGAGTGCCGTCACCACCGCCTGCACGAATGCCGTGCTGGCAATCTGCGTGGTGTTAGTTCCTGCCGGTGCGGTTGGCGTTTTCGGTGTACCCGTCAGCGTCGGGCTGTCTTTCTGAGCGTACTGCGTATGCGGGTCTGCTGCGGCGATGTGCTTTGCAAGCTGGTCATCCACATACACCTTCAGCTCCAGCGCCCTGTCATCCACGTATTTACGGGTTGCCAGCACCACGGCGGGGTCTATTTTCAGGGTGACATTTTCGGTGCTACTGGTGATCAGCACCATGCGCACGGTCTGCGTGCGTCCGCTCCCCTCGGCCAGCTGCGGCTTGTAGCTCTCCGGGCAGTTGCCGACGGCAATCAGCGCGCCGGTGTCATCAAACAGACCAACCTCGCGAATCCACCACCCGCCCTCAGTTTCGGGGATCACCTGCTCGGCAATAATCTGGCTGCTGTTCTGCGGGTCGATGTAAAGCATATTGAGATCGGCCCGGCGCTTTTCAGCAACCAGTTTTGTCTGTTGGGCGTTAGGTGTCGGCAGCACACCGCCGCCATCGCCTACAGCCATCCGGGTAATGTTCAGCGGCACGCCGAGCGCGGCGGAACTTGCCAGCTTCGCCGCGCCGATCTCCGTTAGCAGGGTGTAGAATTTTGCGCTCATGGATTTACTCTCACTGTGTCAATAACATGGACCGCCCCGCCTTCGTAAGCGGTGCCGCCGGAAATAATGGTTTCATTGATGTACGGGTAAATCGTAATTTCTTCGCCGGTGTAGGTGGCTGCACCGACGAAATACGGCCCGCTGGTCTGCAGGTTGATGGACATGCCGATCAGATGACGGCTGCAGGGTTTGGCGTCACTGATGAGTCGCTCAAGCTCCAGATAGGTTTCTTCCGTGATGCCCTGGTCCTGCACACCAATATCCAGGCGAAACGTGCCCGGCTGTTCACCGCTCTGCCACCATTCGATAATGCGGATCAGGAAGCCAAACGGCTCCACCACCCGACGCACGGCGCTGGTTGTGCCCTTGTGCTGATGGATATAGAACGCATCCTGCACCACCCGACGCTTGACGCTTTCCGTCCAGCTCTCGTCCCAGCGGTCCACAGAAAACGCCCACGCCAGATACGGCAGAAAACTGACCGGACAGGTTGCCGGGTTCCACAGGTCACGCAGCGGCACTTCAAGCCCGGAAATACTGCTGCAGCTCTGCGCCAGTCGGCGCTCAAGCGGCGATGAGCCAGGCGGCAGGAGACTATTCATCCGTGCCCCCGTTGGTCACATTCCACAGCGTGCAGGAGGCGGCCTGCGTTTTGTCCAACACCACATCAGCCAGTGGAGAAGCCAGCTCCACGCGCTGCACACCTTCGACATGCAGCGCGGCATACAGGGCACTGCGGCGGATATCACGTCCTAGCCGCGTCTGACTGGCGATGTACTTCAGCAGGCTGGCCTTTGCCGCCGCCATCACCGGCTCCGCTTCCGGTCCCGGATAAAGAAACACCGTTGCCTCCACGCTGTACGGAATAATTTCGGCGCTGCGCACCGTCAGGCGATCCGCCACCGGGCGCACGCTCTCGCTGTTCAGCGCCTTTTCAACCACGGCCAGCAGGTCATTGTCTGCCGTGCCGTCACCCTCGCGGCTCAGTACGGTCAGCACCACGTCCGCCGGTGCCGGGCTGGTCGCGCTGGCATCCGCCACGCGCCCGTCCGCACTTCTGGCATGAAACTCATAGGCCGCCGTCGGTCCCGCAACAGAAAGACCTTCGAATGCGGCAGGCACGCGCAGGCGCAGCGCCTCATCGCTTTCCATCACTGCGGCAACAGGCGGCACGGCGCCGGTATCGGCGGGCGTTACCGTCAGGCGCTTAACGTTATAGTTGGCAGCGAGCTGGTCCAGATCGCCACCGAGGGCATACGCCACCATGACCGCCTGCGCGGCCTCGTTGATACGCTGGCGCAGCAGGACTTCGCGGTACGTACTTTCCTGCAGCTGTTTGGTGATGGGTTCAGATTCCAGCGCCAGCGTGCGGGCGACTGCAGCCTGTTCGTCTGCCGGATAGAGCGCGACAAAGGCCGCCTTGCGTTCAGCCAGCAGGGTTTCAAAATCCGGCACGTCAACAATCTGCGGTGCGGGGAGCTGGGAAAAGTCAATGACCGCCATTGTCTGCTCCTGCTGATACGGAAAGGGAAACGGGCACGCCGTTGTTCCGCTGCCCGGTAAGGCCAACGACCATGGAGCCGTCAAAATTGCTGCTGATGGTGATGGCGTTCAGCGTCAGGCGGGGTTCCCAGCGGCTCAGCGCCATGTACACCGCCGACATGATCTGCAGGCGCAGCGCCGGGTTCTGCGGCTGGTCAATCAGCACGGACAGCAGGGAGCCATATTCCCGGCGGGCAATGCGACTGCCCTGCGGCGTCAGCAAAATATCGCGCACCGACTGGCGCAGATGATCCGTATCCGTGATGGCTTTACCGTTACCCTGATTCATGCCGAGATACAGCGTCATACCGGACCTCCCGATGTGTCACCGCCCTTCATGACTTTGATATGGGCATGGTCATCCAACACGATCCCGTTGGAACTCATCGGGCCGCCCCCTTGGGTGACGCCGCCATTTATCACCACCTCGCTGTTGATGCGAGTGGTATCGGCTTCCACAACAAACTCGGCGGTTTTGAAGGTGATATTGTCTGCGGCCTCGATCACCATGGATTTGATACCCCGGATATGCCAGCGCCCGGTGGCAGGTTCGTACTCAAACCAGCCGCCGTCTGGGTACTGTGTCACGCAGCCGTCCACGGAATCCGATGGCGGTGAAAACTGGCTGGAGTAGATGGCAGGCAAGGCGAATGCAGTTTCAAGATTGCCCCCCATGCTCAGGACCACCACCTGCTCGTCCCGCGACGGGCACCACCATGTACGGGCACCACCGGCACGCAGCGTCAGCCAGTTAATCCAGTTAGTTTCGAGTTCGCCCACCTTCACCCGGCATAGCCAGTTCTCCCTGTCCACTTCGGTCACGGTGCCGGTGCGGATCAGGTTGGTGATAAGGCGCATGATTTCTGTGAGTTGTGCGTTCATAAAACGAGAATGAACTTGATTGCTCACGGAAGAAAACGCTATAAATTGTTTTATCAGTCGTACAATGATGGATAATCAATCAGGGAGTAAATAAGTGGAAGAATCGTGCATCGAAATTAAAAAAATGGTCGAAACACTCTCCATTAATACGTTGAGGAAAGCATTACACTCAAAACTCAGTGAGGCTAGATTTGCAGCATCCAACTTTAAAGAATCGTCCAATCTTGCACCTTTTTTACAATCTTCAAAGGAAAGACAATTTTATGACCAATTGTGTTTTTTTATGGATCGCACTAAAAACATCAGGACTAGCATTACTGATTGCAATAACACCATAAAAAAAACAAGGGCAGAAATAACGATTTTAAAACGCAAAGAAGAATCAAATCGCGAATTTTTCAGCTCATTACAATGTGATTTCATTGATAATATTGAAGTAATTATCAACCGACTGACTGATGGTAGTTTTCTCTCAAACCTAGAAAATGAAGTGGTATATAAAATCTATCGTAAATTAAAGAATGACGGAAAAATTTCAAACAATGATATAAAGAACCTGTTAAGTAATCTTGACTACTCACCAATAAGCCTCAAACATTTCATTCCCGGCATTTACATTCGAGAAGGAGAATATGAAAAATTTAGCATCGCCAAAAATAATTTACTTAAATTAGAAAAAACACTTAATAGTAAAAACATTCAAAATAGGTTAAATGAGCACAATAAATTAGTTGTACAAATAAATGAACTGGAGAGATCACCACAAAAAATCGCTGAAACCATCTTCTTGTGGAGGAGAGAACTCTCCCACTGCCTCAAAATAAATTATAAAAAAGAGGAAACTTCACATATTCCATCATTGTTGATTAAGGAAACATATTAAATACAAATAAAATCATAATAGATATTTAATTTAGACAGGAGTTATTCATTAATTTACCATCGAATGAAGCAAGATCTCATATATGAAATTTTCGATTTCGCGGTTAAACCCTAGAAGTCGCCTTTCAGCGTATCTTACTTGTGTGTTCTGACGGCTCACACGATCTCTTAATCCGTAATGATGCACCCGCGCAATCCTCTGCACCTTCCCTGCAAACTGCACGCTGACTAAATCCGCGCTGGCTGCAGTTTTCAGGTATTTCGCCGTGCGCAGCTTCGAAAACATCTGGCGCTTGATCCGCCCCTTTTTAGTCCGTGCCGTGACCTTTCGCGGCTCGTATCCTCTGCCGTCAGGGTTGCGCTGCAGCCGGATGTTCTGCTGCTGATTCCGGCGCAGCTCCTGCGCCAGCTCGCGCATCATCCGCTGACGTGCGGCAGGCTCCAGATTCGCCAGGAGAGCCGCCAGCCACTCGTCCACCTTATGCAGATTATCCACGTTTCACCGTCCACATTTCTTCTGGTTCGTCGGGTTCCGGGTCCGTCTCAACCGTTGAGATCCCGCCGTCGGTGCTGACCAGCACGCGTTCGGTCAGCTGCAGGTTCAGGCTGATATCGCACACGTCGTTGCGCAGAATATCGACCTCAAAGGTGAACAGCTTTTCGCGCAGGTCCGGGCTGTTGATCGCATCCGCCTGGTTGGCTTTCAGCCACAGCAGCACCGGGGCCATCAGCAGATTCTGGTCGCCGCTGAAATCCTCGATCACCACGTTCAGGGTGTAGCGGTATTCCCACGACATGGAATGCGCGCCGGTTGCCACCAGAGAACCGTTATCCACGAACAGATGCAGCTTGTCCGGGTTATCACGGACATAAGGCACCGCCTTATTCAGGGCGCTGCGTAAGGACTGCGGCTTGTTCACTGTTTCGCTCCTGGCACGCAACAATCGTGTCCACTTTGTCAGCACAGACCGCCCAGGCGGCCTCGGTTTCATCCAGTATCGCGTTCAGGTCGCCGTTAGTGCGCGGTGCTGACGGGTTCAGGCTGCACGGCGTCACTCTCGGACAGCCATTCACGGTAATCTGCACCTCCGGCGAAGGCCGGACGTTCCCGCAGCCGGATAATGTCAGCAGGCAAAGGAGTGTCAGCCCAGCGGCGTAAATCTTCGTTTTCACGTTTCAGTTCCTCGATCCGGTGCTGCCGGTGACGCAGCAGCGCGGTGGTTTGCTCCGCTGCCGCATAAAGCCGCATCTGCTCCCGGCTGTTGGTTTCGGTGAGTATCGCCAGGCTAATGAGCTGGCTGTTTTTCTTCGCCAGCGCCTGCGTTTTCGTCTCCAGCGCTTCGCCCTGCGTTTCGATAGTGTGGCGGGCATCGCTCAGCTGCCATGACTGCCAGCCCAGCGCTGCAATAACGAGCGCGAGCACTATCGCCAGCGTGCGCGTCATACCCCTGCACCTTTCAGACACCAGGCCATTTCCCGCGCGCGGCGGTTATCCAGTCCCTGATTAAACACGCCCTTGACGTACACCCAGCGCGGAAGCTGGCGGCAGGCATCCGCCCAGCGCTTTTGATTCAGCAGTTTCACCAGCGTAGAGCGGCAGGCATTATTGCTGCCAACGTTGAAAGCAAATGACACCACCGCGTCATAGACCTTTTGCGGAACCGACGGAACGACGCACTTCTCCAGCGCCTTCTCCACCTGCAGCACGTTGCTAATCAGCCCCTGCGCCGCCTGCCGTTCCGTGATGGTTTTGCCGGGCGTGACGCCGGAGGTGTTGCCAATGCCGTCGGTCCAGACGCCCGCGCTGCACTGATACGGCTGCAGGCGGCAGCCCTCGTAATCGGCAATCAGTTTCAGTCCGTCCACAGAGGTCTGCAGCGACTGAAAGCCGGGCAGCGTCGCGGCGATTGCCAGCACCGCCCCGACCAGACAGCGCTTAACGATTGAAGGATTCATATTCCCCCCGCGAAATTTTGCCGCCGCGCAGCAGTTTGAAAGACTGGTGTTTGTAGTACCAGTTGATCGCCAGCATCAGCACACCAATCAGCACGCCGCCGACCGTTGACGCATCCTTGAGCGACAGGTCGCCCAGCCAGGCCAGCAGCACGGCGATGCAGTAAGTGATAAAGGCGCTGAGTCGTTCAAGCGTCATGATTCAGTCCCATAGCTGGACGGTCTGCACGGTGGTTGATGCCGGGAGATCCGGCAGCTCCACCTGCAGCCCGTGCGGTAAAAAGGGGCCATGTTCAGCCAGCCCCGGATTGGCACGTAATACCTGCTCCGTGACGCCCTGCGTGCGCCCGTAATGACGCCAGCACAGGGCATCCACCGTGTCATACTGGTGCGCACGCAATTTCATCAGATAAGCTCCACCGTGCAGTGCGGTGCGTCCTGCACCCGGCTGATAGCCCAGCGCGCATCACGCCACAGGTCGCCGCTGGCCTCCGCCAGCTCTTCCCCCCGTTTTACGCCGGATGCCGTGGCGTCATAGTCCTGATAGCGCTCATTGAGCACGGCACGCGCCCAGCAATACACGGCGTTGTGATAGTGCTGGATGCGCTCGCTTTTGCCGTCGAGCACGTCCGCAGGCACCTCGGCCAGCGCCTGAAAGCCGAGCATTCGCTGACGGTTGCGAAAATCGAACAGCTCGGCGTTCACTTCTGAAATGGCGGTCAGCAGCACCTGCTTTAAGCGCGGCTGCGTCACCGTGCCGTCAGTGCGCATCACGCTGCGAAATTCCGACAAGCTCACATCCGGCCAGAAAGGCGTGTTTTTGATGACCTCCGCCTGTTCCGGTGCCGGTTCGGGCGCAACAAACTTCATGCGGTGTTCTCCTGAATAAGTGGGCGGTGAACGGGATTTTGATGAGGCCATGCCTGTCGCCATCCCGTGCCGCCCGTGCGCGGGGCACGTTCCGTCAGCGGTCGTTGCGCAGTCTGCGCTCCAGCCGCTCTTTGTCTTTCTTCACACCGCAGCGGGGATCCAGCTGGAGCGCATGAGTCAGGTGATTCAGAGCCGAGGCCGGGTTGTTCTCGCTCAGCACCGCGCCGATGGCTTTGTGCAGGCGCGCCCGCGACTGGTCCGGCATATCCTGCCCGGTGGTCAGCTCCAGCGTCTGCAGCAGCGGATCGGCATCGAACGGGGCAGCGGCCAGCATCGCACTTTGTGCCGCGTCCGCCATTTCTTCGGCCAGCACGGTCTGCACGTTGCGATTCCCGAGCGGCATCACCCAGCCATGGCGCAGGGCATGACGCCCGATTTCCAGCGCACCGGCATAATCCCCGGCATCGATACGCCACAGCATCACGTACATCAGGACGTCATCCTGCTGCGCGCCGCCAGCCGCCAGCACGCCGTCCGCCCAGGCGGTATATCGCGGCAACAGCTCCACCTTGATTTGCGCCTTTTTCACCGTGGACTGGATGCCCTTGAGGCGGCGACGGTCCTCTGCCAGCTGGAGCAGCATCAGGTCATAACCCGACGCATGGCGAACACTGCCGCCCTCGCGGGCGGCCTGTTCAGCCTGAATGCGCAGGCGGTGCTGCCGTGCGGGACTCAGGCTCATGCGTTACTCCTCAGCTTCCGGCGCAACTGGCGCGCTGAAATCACCAATAGTGATGTTTTCCACCAGGGCCGCGCAGCGGTAGTCCTCCACCACGTAGGCCTCGTTCACCGATTCGAAGTTTTCGATGCGGTCACGTTTCGGGTTGTCGATAACCGAGCGGCGGCGGGTGTCTTCCTGCCAGTAGATGGACAGGTTATCCAGACGGGTGATCAGCACAGCGTTTGCCGGGAAATACGGCGCGCGCACGGCCTGCAGGCCGCCCATGCGTTTCTGACTGATGATGAGATCGGCGGCGATTTTCTCGCTGTTCTCCTGCTCCTTGTTGACCAGCGGGAAATACTTGTCCGATAACAGCTCACGACCACAGACCACAACCAGCTCGTCATCATCCTGGAAAATTGGATCGATAAGCTCGTTGACCGCATCCATCACCAGTGCGTCGAGGTTGGCATACAGACCGCCCTTGCCTACTTTCACCGGTTCGATGGTTACAGTGCCGTCGTCTGCCGTTTTAATACCCAGCACGTTATCCGGCGCGTCTTCGCGGATTTTCTGCAGCCAGCCTTTATTCACGTCCTGCAGCAGCACGTTCTCGCCACGGTTGGAGGTCTTGGCGCGCTTCACGCCGTTAAAGCCGATCATGATGCGGTCCAGCGCCTGGCGTTTCACGATGGCGTTGCGGATACGCACCTGGAAGTCCTGGAACTTCGCCCACAGATCCAGCTTCGCGTAGGTCAGTACGGTGTCGAAGTTGGTCTGCTCGCACTTGTATTCCACGTCCGCCATCAGCGTCGGATCGGTTGGCTCGCGCTCTTTGGTGGTGGTGTCGGTGGTGCCGGCAATGGTGCTGCCGACGCCCAGCCCCAGCAGCTGGCCGGACTGTTCGGCCACGCCCATCACGTTGATCAGCGTCAGAAACGCGGCGGACTGCTGAATTTCATCTTCCAGCGTCTGGGATACCGACGGCTCCACGGTGAA